TAAAATAACAGATGAAGGTCTAAAATATCTAGGTAATTGTCATTCATTAGATTTGCATTGGTGTGATAAAATAACTGTTGAAGGACTAAGTTTATTTATGTGTAAATTAGTATTATAATGAATGTTCTTAATAAAATTGATTTATTTTTTTACATTTATATAATGTATAACAATTAGTAAAATGAACGAAGAAGAACAAAACCGAAAATACGCGGATGAAAATCGTGGGTATTCATATTTGGTATATCCAAAAAACCCAAATGATATATTTCATATTAACAATAATGAGAAAAATGTAGTTAAATCACAAGAAGATTTAGATTTAATTATCTTAGTTATTTATGACTATTTAAAAAAGGGGATACGTCATTTTGATAATGGGTATGCGAATTTTGGAACAAATATGCCTATATCCAATCTACATATTTTGGAACAAAAATTCCAAGAAATTATACAAACAAAAATTCCAACTATGGATAAAATATTTAAAAAACATTTTATGGAAAATGAAGAACAATTGTCTTTTGAATATTTATTATTTGAATTATCGTATATAATTCGCCATTATGATGGAAATAATATTTATAATAAAATAGATGATGATGCTGAACACGAATTGGATTATAATATGGACGACGATTTAGATTATCCGAAAATACAAGTAATGAAACATATTTATAACAAAGAAATACCAAATATTAACTTTTTAAGTGGTGTTTTGAATATTGTCCTGCCAAAAGAAACCCAATGTATAAATAAATGGAATGTGGTTGATATACAAAATTTATATATTAGTGATTATTTTCGTTTCATTTATTTATTATTGGTAGAAGTAATATATAGTCTGTAATAAATGATATAAGAATAAACATATTATTATAGTAAGATGTGTGGAAATGAATTAAATAAAAAAACAACAGTAATATTAAATCCATTCAATAATGAGTATAACTCAATATGTTCGGTTGGGAGAAAAATTAAAATGTCAGGTTGTCATACAATCGGTCAAGAAATTTATATAATATTATTTGGAAATATTTACAATTGGAGAAGTTTTTCACTTGAAAATACAGATACACCAGAAAATGTTATTATAAACCTGTATATAAAATATGGTATGGAATATACATTACAAATATTGGATGGTGTGTTTTCAATTATTCTATTAGACCAACGTTCTGACTTTGGACAATCTACACTCTATGTTACTTGTGACCCAATTGGATTAATTCCAATTTTTTTTATAACACAACACGAAACAATGTATATAATCTCTAATAAAAATGAAAATGATGAAACGAGGTTTAAACCTGGCACATTTTCTACATTTACCTTATCTAATATGGTAATTTCAAATTGGGATAATCCTATAACAACAACCTATTCTGTTCTTGGAAAAAGTGGAAATTGTCCTATACATTTTACAGAATCAAAAATATCAAATATATTTAAGGAAATAATGAGGGAACTCATAAAAAAATATATAGATTTTGCGAAACATATTATTTGTATAATAGAACCTAACAATGTGGAATCAGAATTTATTGCAGGTGTAATTGATAATTTAGGGCGTGATGAGAATATTACTATTGAAACATATTGTATTATATGTGATAATGACCCCCCGTCATCAGAGCATACAAATGTGTATATTCAAGGCAATGTTTCTGAACAAAAAAAGATGGAATATTTAGCATCAAGTATTCGTGAAAATTATAATGAAAAAGAAGATATAGTTGTCTTTATGGGAATCGGAATAAACTTCTTGAAAGAATATGACGATGAACCCCAAGATGATTTTTCACTTCGTGAAATAATAAAAAATATACATAAATATTTGGGTAATACCATAATAGAACCTTTTCACACTGAAAATTTAAATATTGTATTTCCGCTTTTAGATAAATCATGGATTGATTTCTATTTATCCATTCCTCCAGAAATACGGGATAGTGATAAAGCTCGTCTAGTAATATGACACTGGCATAATCATATACAATAAATATTGTATATGGTCTAATATTAATCTTCTGGTTCGTCATCATCTTCTAATGGGAATGGAATATATATTATGTCATAATATTCCCAATCCATATCACCATCAACCGCAATATAATACCCTAATTTTGGTATTTCTGCTTCTTCACTGTCATATTCTTTGTAAATTATATATTTTGTATATGCTTCTCGAACTTTTTGTTTTTCTATTTCATCTATATTGGTAATACCTGTATTCACATCTATTTTACAAGTTAATCCATAAATTGCATTTCCTGAAGCATAATTTTTAACTTGATAAGAACAAAAGAGATAAATATCATTATATTCTAACCATTCTCTATCAATTACAGAATCATTATCACAATCACGCCAACCATACACAATATTTGCATTCGCACAACCATGCATGTTTATATATTTTTATATGATTTAATGTTTATATCCATCCTTAGTTAAACATAGTATCCCCTAAAAATATATGGATTAATGTTAGATTGTAAAATGATTTGATTTTGTATATCTGAGATTGAGCCGAATGTGTTTATTGGTCGATTTTTATATGCATAGATGTTTATTTTACCTTGTTGAATCATCCGAGACAAGTATGCGTCGGCTTGCCCGTCTATTTTATTAGCGTCAACTTCATCAACAAACTTTTTAGCCCCCTTTTTATTTATAATATACCCTTGTAATCCCCAGAAGGCGTTTAGTTTCATAAATTGTGTATTTGAATATTTTGTATTTTCAACAGTTCTAATATACCCATATAATAGCATATCCCATTCAGGAGGTGCATTCATAATTGTTTGTTTTATTACATTATATGTATTTGACGCAAATATAATATCGTCTTCCATTATCATAAAGTAATCGTTGTCGGCGTCATCAATAAGTTGTTTCATCAAATTGTAATGACTCAAGAAGCAACCAACCCCGCCCATAGTTAATTGATAATGATACAATCTATATTTATTTCGTTCTACTTGTTCAAGTTCAACAATAGCGTATGGGGTCAACCAATCATTTACATTTACGTCTTTGCCAACAATAGCAGAATAACGTTGCAATTTGAGTTCAGTCATATCCGAATTGTTATAATTTGTAATAACTTGATTTAATCGTTCTTTATTTTTATCCATATTGATTATATATGCACTGATTCGAGATTGTGTATTTATATTTACATATCCTTCTTTACTAATTCTAAATACAATAATGATGGATATAATTATACAAATAAAAAATATACATATAACACTTACTTTTGTATTCATTAATTAATTAATATATATATTATTTATGTATATTAATTTTACACCATATTAACAATCTCCGTTCCAATTGGAAACACCATCCCACTGTATTCCTTGTTGCAAACACCAATCTCGCTGGGCACATAATGCACTTTTACCAGTGGCCGACCATTTAATATCTTGTGGGTCGAATGTATTACCGCTGATTGTAAAAGGGGCGCCAGAATTAGTTAACGGCATTTTCAATGTTCCAGTATTGAAATATGTTTTTTTTTCGTTGGGTTTTAATGTTGCAGAACAAGTGCCGTTTTCATTCACTTTCCAATAATCAGGGCAAGGCGATGCCGTCGGGGGAAATGGTAATACTTTTTTATGTGTTCTCATTAACATGCCGAAAAAAGTTAAAATCAAAATAAGGGAAAATATAGCGATTATTGAAATAGTTAAATAGAATGCTTCCATATTGTTTATATATAATAAGTATATAATATCTATCTAATCTACTAAATATTTACATAAATAAATCATACTCGTTATTTTTACATAAATATTTATTTACAACTTTATTTCCATTTATAATATTTTCAATTGCTTCACATAATTCTTTACACCAATCATATTTATCGTTCCATACATTTTCTTGTATTATACGAATGATTGAATAACCATTATCATTCGCACATTTCTCTTTATATTTATCATTTATAAACTGTTCTTCTGGTGATGGCCAATCCATAACTTGTTTGAAATGTTGGGGACCGTCTAATTCAATAATTATTTTGGGTTCAGGAATACAAAAATCAAATGGTAAATAACGAATATTTTTACACCAATCTTGTTTAAATTGTGTTATTATGGATGGAACTAATGGAATCATTAGTTCATATAATTTAGTTTCCGTTTTATATTGACATTTAGGACACCAACAACGATTTGTAATATGGTATAATGTGCTTTCAAATTCGTGCTTGTTTTCACATACAAATAAACATTTTGAATGTGATGATTTAAAAACTTCTCGTGGTAATAATTCATTTGCTTCAAATCCAAAAAATATTTTTTGGATTTGAAGCAAATGAATTATCAAAACAGGTTTTACAATCTTCTTTATCGCATAATTTTTGATGTGAACAATAACAACACCAATTACCATTAGTTGAAATACTATTTAATAAAATTTCAATTTCATGACTACATTCTAAACAATCAAATAAATATTTTGTATTAGCATTTTTAAACACTTCTCTTGGTTGTTTTTCATTTTTATTACTCCAAAATATTTTTTTTTCGTGGGAAGCAAATGATTTTTCAAAACACAATTTACAATCTTCTTTATCACATAACTGTCTATTACCACAGAACCCGCACCAACAATTCATACTTGTAATACTGTTTAATGAACATTCAAATTCGTGCTGGCATTTATCACAATCAAATAAATATTTTTTATGAGAATTTTTAAAAACATCTCGTGGTTGTTTCAAATTTTTTTTACTCCAAAATTGACTTTTAGGATTTGATAAAAATGAACGTTCGAGCGACGGATACATAAAAACTATTTTAATTGGTTTAGATAAATGTATATTTTGTTTCAATTTTCTTGAGGATGCGTCCCTGATGAATTTTTATTCTAAAGTATAGTATAATTATAATATATAGCATAATATAAATATAAAATGAATAATATTCTGGATATGAAACAATACAACGAACAAAATGAACGAAATAGAAATAATGGAAGGATTGATATTCTGTCGCAAGAGAGTCCTGATACAAAATTTAAAATGTTTGAAAAAATAGCTATACGAAATCGTGCAACTTCGTATGGTGAATCATTGAGCGGAATATGGGAGGATAATGTATTAGCACAAGTGTATTTTTCCGAAGGGAATATACAAATAATACAGAATGGAATTCGCAGCGGCGTATATAAATTGTCTAAAGAAAAATACAATGTTCCTTTACAAAATATAGATCAATTAAAAATTATAATGAGAAGCACTTATTTACAATACGCCAAACATTCTGCAATAAATATTACAGGCCAAGTATCAGAATTAAATGAATTGGTATTAGACTATTGTATTCCTTTTGTGTATAATGAGGCGATTTTTTACGTTAAATATTTACAGGATCAGAGCACACTGGTGGTCCCGCTAGAACGAGAGGTGAGACCAGACCGAGAATATAAACAACTTCAGTTAAAACCTTGGTTTTAATCAATTATATTTTTTTGTAGATTCCAATGTTGTAATATACTTGAATGTTCATATCTAGGGATATAATGAAAAGTCAATTTTGATTGGTCCCAAAAACGCGGAACCATCAAACTATCTAAAGAAACAACCCCATCACCTTTACCATATTTTATACTAACTTTTCCATTAGTCACTTTTATCCCAACCGGTGTTTTTTTTAAAAAAACATTACATAACATCTCGTCGAGTTCGTGTGCGACAATCGTTTCTATTTCAATATTTTCAATATTTTCGGGTGAAATTTCGCTTTCGTGTTCATTTTTGGTGCTATATATAATATGAGTTTCAACGCCGGTTTCTTTGGAAAAAGTATCAATCACATCTTTATTACAAATCCATCTTCGTTTTATATCATCAAAATTAAAATATTTTAAGTAATCAACAACATCTTCCCCATCTACTTCTAAAATGTTCTTTAGATATTTTGGATTTGGAAGATTCAAAATAGATGCTCCAAAAGACCGAAATATATCTCGTCCGATTAAACGATTGATATTTGTATCGGGTCTAACGCAATGGTCTAATACCCCAACCACTCCCCCAAATGGAACATTTACATTTATAACCTTATCAACCCATTTATCTTTCCACTCTTTAGTTTGTTGATGTAATAACCAATGAATCAATAATCCACCTGTACTATGACACATAAGTATTACAGGTTTCTCAAAAGATTCAATATATTTGCATATTTTAGTAGATAATTCATTCATATAAGGGCTTTCATCCATACGTCTAAAATCATAAGGAATTGCAAAAGTATTTGGTTGTTTCAATATTTCTTCATATTTATTTAATGAAGCAGCAAATAATGAAAAAATAGCAGATTCTGATGTAAGTGCAAGTGCGTTTTTATCACCAAATCCCATTGTGGTTAGCCCACCTTTCGATTCCATAATATGTGATTTCCATTCATTGAAATGACAAATGAAATTTTGCACTGTAGGAGGATATATTTGACGTTTCCTATCAGGAAAGTCATTAAAACGACTTGGACCACCACGAATAAATAATCTAGATGCGCCCATACCTGGAATTAATAGAATTGGGGTTTCAGTCGGTAATATACCGGTTTTCCAAATGTGTAATTTATGACTATTTACCATCAACAAACAAAATTGACATATTAAACAAATAATATACATTGTATAATAAGCTTTATTTTAAAATGTATATATTATATAATATATATAAAATGTATTTATATATGTTATATTGTGTTATGTATTTATTTACAATACAAGGAACTAATTTTTTTGTCCAATTTTAAACCTTCAAGGGTTTAAAATATTTCTTCAACATCAAAAAGAGGTATATTATCATTTGAATCGGAATTCAAATCAAATACATCTGTTGTTCCCAAATTAATATTATCTGTATGAATCTGTATACGGTCTTCAGTAGTATCATCTTCTTCCAATTTTCGTTTAATCGCGTTAGATGTGCTAATTTCTTCTAAACGTTCAATCGTCTTTGGTGCATTAATTAATTCTACTGTGTTCATTCCGTCCATTACACTATCATAATCATTAAAAGACAGTTTAGTTATCACATTATCTTGGTCTATATTTTTGATAACTGGAACTACATTTGGAGGTTCAACCTCTTCATGTGTTTGTGTTTTTATAACTGATTTAATATTTTCTTTATCTCCATCTCCATCTCCATCTCCATCTCCATCTCCATCTCCAGTTCCAGTTCCATCTCCAACAAGAATAGGTTCTGCCATTTGTTCAATAGTAACTTCCTCTTCGTGTTCCACAGATTCATCCATGTAAGCACGTATAATTTCTTCAGTCGGAATACTTTCCCGAATAGTTGTTAAAATACATTCTTGAACGATTAATTCCAATTCACGTTCATTTTTCTGCACTTGGAATTGAGATATATTAATTTCAAACAAATATACATTTTTATACACTTTACGTGCGACGTGTGTATAAAGTTTGTGAATAAAATTGTCTAATTTTGGAATTGAAATATCAATTTTTTTTTGTTTATTTCCAACACGAATACAAGTCAATACTTTTAATTGTATGATATGTACACATGTAATCAAATCTTCTAAATAGTTGCATCCGCTTCTTTCAATCATACGTTTTCGTTCTTCTTCGACAATTATAGAATTCCATTTCGGTATGCGTGAAAGTAAATTTTGAAAAGTCATTAAATATTTTGATGTTTCGTCCTTATCCAGACACATTTTACAAGCTTCATTAAATATGGATTTCACACCTTCAACCACAAGTGGACATAAAATACTTACTAAACGCCCACACCATTCATTCTTAGATTCTTGTAAATTAGATATAACGAAATCATCCATATTTATACTAATAATATATTTTTTATATCGTCATCTGAACTAATAAAAAAGAAATAAAGAATATAAAATATCATCATTTTCTCACATCGTAAATCTGGTTTAATCTTATAAAAACACATTGTAATCAATGTATTTCGTATAACAGACGCCTCTGGCGTCATTATAACGGGGACTTTGTCCCCTGTTATATCATTCCAATAATATATATTTGTTTGAATATATGGAATACATTTTAATGTATTTATGATGTCTAATGCAGAAATACCATTTTCATATAAGGTAGTAGATTCTTGTACAAGAATTGTTATACTGTTATGTAATGACAAGGGCGATTTGATACTCCCAATGTTTTCAAATACTTTCAATATATAGTCTTGTGTTGAAATCACGGACAGAGATTTAATTTTATATAATTGTTCAATGTTATATTTATGCAATGAATATATACAAGTGTCCTTCGGATACGATGCCCCTACGGGGGTATCTTCTATACAGCGATTTTTATCCGTGTCTGTAATAAAACATTTTTCTGGTATATAAATTTCACAGAATCGTGATAAAATTGGATTCAATAATCTTTGTATTTTCTCAACCACAATGAAAAACCGTGTATTATTACTAAATAACTCAATGCATCTTCTTAACGCTGATTGTGCATCTATAGTTAGACTATCTGCGTTTAATAATACAATTGATTTAAACATTATACCGGAATTGGTACGAATATTTGTTTTTGCAAAGAATTTAAGTTCATCACGTATAAATTTAATACCTTTCCCGTGTGAACAATTCACCATCATTATATTTGATTTTAATTTATCTCGGTCTCCATCATAAATTTTGTTTAGAAAATTATGTAATATAGTTCGTTTTCCAGAACCTGAAGAACCGTGAAAAATAATATTTGGAATCTTACCTGATTTTAAAAAAAAATCCAATTTTGATTCTATACAAGATGTCGGTGCAACTTCTATACATTGATTCATTATACCTTAATTTAATACAATGATTCTATATATTTTTTTACATCTATCCATTCCCTGTATAGAATATAGAACTCTTGTATATTTTTGGATAAAATTGATAGTAATTATATTATAATTTGATATATAACAACTGGTTATTATGACACGAATTATTGCAATTGATGGAAATATTGGTGCAGGTAAAACAACATTTCTAGACCAATTAGAAAAAGAATGTATTGGAAGAACGGATATATTCTTTCTACGAGAACCAGTAGATGAATGGGTTCAATTCAAGGATTCTTCAGGAGAATCGATATTGGATAAATTTTATCAAGACCCACATAAATATACGTTTGCCTTTCAATTAACAGTATTTAATACAATATTGGCTTCTCTAAAAAAAGCACTTTCCAACCCAAAATATAAAATTATTATTTGTGAGCGTTCAATAGCGTCTTCACGTCATGTTTTTATGGATATGTTATATAAAGATAATATGGTTAATTATTTTGAATACAAAATTTATGAAGATTTATTCACGAAAGACATAGTTGATAATTATTATCCTACAGAAATATTATATTTGAATGTATCTGTAAAAACGTGTAATGAAAGAATTACTAAACGCAATCGCCAAGGGGAACAAAATATAAAAACGGATTATCTAGAAAATTGTGAAAGACAATATTTGAAATGGATTTATTCAGGGGATATTAATTTTAATCTAATAAATGTAGAAGATGTATCTGACATGAGCTTCATATACAAACATATTATTAATAAATGATTCGTTAATAATAAATTGTTTATCTTTTTCGGTTAGTTTTTGTGTGTGTTTTTTTTTTCCGATTACGTTTGGTTTTCTTCCCGCCACTAAATGATTCTTCTAACTTAATAATATATGTTTTTTTATCATCATTATAATTCTCACCATTCTTAGTATATTTTACGTATTTATTATTACCAGTATTAATATATACTATATTTGCTTTGGTTCCGTCTTTTGAAATTAATACAATATGAGATTTCATTTCAGACGGGTCTGTAATATCTGGAATGGAGGGGGTTTTAAATGGAGAAGTTAAAACTGACTCATTCATCGGAGGAGGAGGAGGAGGAGGAGGTATTTTATCACGAGGATTCGGAAGTGTATTATATTTTTCTAAATTTCTGGATTGTAATCTTGATTCTGCTCTATTTATAATTTTATTTTTGTCTGTCATAGGATTATAGACATCATCCATTTTATTAGTATATATATTATACATATAAAATGAGATTTTACACCGTTCGGGTTATATGTCTTCGAATAAGAATGGTAATTCTGAAATATTCAAAGATAGTTTCATGGGGTCTCTATCATTTTGTGAAATCCAAAAATGATATTTATTATTACGTATAATGAATCCAATACAAAATTCAATCCCTATATTGGTAAAATAAAAGTTCTTGGTATAACGAAGTGGTTTAAGTGTAATCGCATCAAGCATGACTAGTGTATGAAAATAATGCCTAGGATAATCCTTTTCACTAAAATGTACTACACCAATAAATACATCAATATTATTGTATTTTTTCCTTATAAATGTGGTTGAACCTCTGAATTTGCTAAATAATTTTGAATTAATATCGTGTGATTTAATAATGTTAAATTTATGTGTAGTTTGGTCTATAAACCCTATTTCCATAGGAGACCATTTATAGATAAAATACATATTTTTATTTTCAGGGGATATTACTGGTTCATAAGGGATAGGAATCCAATTTTTCTCACACAAGGATTCTCTTGGAGATTTAATAACTTGACAATTGTATAATTTATGTTGTTCTATATCAAATGTTCCAATAACCATGCTATTGTAATTATAAGGAGAATAATTAATACTGGTTGCAATAAATTTAATAACATCATCATGTTCAAATAAACGTATATCTTCCAGTCCGTGAAAGTTGCACGATTTTGATGGAAAATCATTTTCAGAAGGATTTGACATAATAGTATAATCGATTGGTTTCAAATTCATTTCATCTAAAATAGATAGAACATTTTGTGTAATTATTTTGTTTTCAGGATGATGAAAAATATAATTTCCAGAATCACCAAGTCTATAATTTACATATCGTGTATTCAAAATATCTTTGCCATTATAATGGATATATGAAGCAGAACAAGGTAAAAAACCCTGATTGTCTTTAATAAATTGTTCTCTATTATTAATTTGTGATTGTATAGGTGGAATAACCATTCTGGCACGTGGGGATATATATTTTTCGTATGGGTATATTATTGGTGTGGGTTCAATCTGATAATTGGTTGAATTAGGATAATCATATACTACTTCATATGCGGATCGTAAATTTGAAATATTTATAGCAGTATAATCAGTTGGAATAACAATAATACTATCATTATGGTCGGCAATGAACCAATTAGGGTTCCATATTGATTGCCATTCTAACCATGCCCAAAAATTAACCTCCCAAACAATAGTTTTATATTGGTTTAAGAAAATGGGAAAATATTCTTGGTATAATTTGTGCATGTGTATAATAGAATCACGATCTCCAATAAGGAATCCACCACAGAATCTCCAATTAATATTATCTAATATACTTGTCATATCTCTATTAGAACCACGATTCCAGCATCCTGGAATTGCTAAAAATTGATGTGATGGAATACCAGCAAAAGGGGTATGAGAAGAACCGAATGTATGTTTTAAATAATTTTTAGATGCTTTAATATCAGTAAAAACGTGGGAAATATTGAAATCGATCCATGCAAAATGTGTAGATTGCCAAGGATTTTGTTCAATCGTATCGTGTAGAAATTCAATCTTTGAATTCATTAAAATTATATATTCAAGAGTATCTTTGGTTTCATTACGGTGTTTGGGAAGATATAATCCCGTGTGTATATTACACAATTGACTTACCCACGTTTCATACAAAGAAAGAACACGCATTATTTTTATATTTGTATATTTAATTATATACTCGTTTAATAGTTCTAATCCAGTATTATCCACATAAACACATAATGCAATACCAGTTTCTGCTATTTCTCTGAATCTTTCACATCTCCATAATAATTTAGTTTTGTCATCATTATATATATTAAAAAATGCGGTTACAAATGAAACCTGAGAATTATATTTTGTTTCCATTAATCTTTTAATATAAATATATTTATACCATTTAACATTATTCAATAAAAAGACGTTATATTTTATGATAAAATTGAAATAAAAAATGCCATTAATATTATTGTTATATACAAACAATAGTAAATAAATAAAATGACGACAGTTTTCCACAGATATAATTTACGCAGTAAAAGTTTATTGAGAACGCAACTTGATGATAAAAAACCAAAGAATTCATATCAACCTTTCGTTTGCGGTTCTATATGTGATGTAGTTGATGTAGTTGAAAATAAATATAAAACGACACAAACAACGACACAAACGACACAAATAATACATAATAAGAATTTAATATTGATATTTGATGTAGAAACAACCGGGTTAATTAAACGTGATTTTATGACTAAACAATTACCTGACCCAGATAAATGTCCATTTATAACACAATTAAGTTATATAATTTATGATATTTCCAACAAAAAAGAAGTAGAAAAATTTAATTCTTACATAAAGATTTCTTCTTCAATCGAAATACCTAAAATAGTTACAGAAATTACAGGAATAACACAAGAAATATGTCAAGAACAAGGACATCCAATTACAGATGTTCTGGTTTCATTCTACGAAGCATATCGTAGATGTGGAACTATTGTTTCACATAATATGGTATTTGATAGTGATATGATTTTGACTGAATTACATAGAAACCATAATTCAATGTTGGTAATAGGAGGGTGTGATTATCCAAGTTGCTTGTTTAATAAATATTATAATATAGGATATAATATTGAATTATATTGTACAATGCTGAATTCAATAAATATATGCAATATTATTGTAGAATCAAACAGACGAGGGGCATTAATGAAGGATGAATATTTCATTAATGAAAATGTGGATGGATTTATTGTAAAAACACGAATGCATAAAAAGTGGCCAAAACTTTCTGAATTACATTTTCATTTATTTGGGGTAATACCTGAAGGATTACACGATAGTATGATTGATACAGAGGTTTGTCTTAAATGTTACTTGAAAATGATATAGTTCTATACATTCACTATTTCCATTGGATTGATGTCAAACCATTCAGTGTTTTGATAATATTTTGGTTGTTCCCGTAAATTTGGTTCGTGAATAATAATGTGTTCGTTTATGATGGTAGGATTGTATAATTTGTTGTATTATTTGAGTGATTGAATATATTTCGTCCATTTTACCATAACCACAACATAAAGATGTAAAAATAATATCCACATTGTCTATTTGTTCTTTTTTATTGATAATGATATTATACAAAACCGCCATTGTTGCATAATATGAATTTCTTGTTTTTGACACGTCTTTAGGCATTTTTAAATGATATGAAAAATTATTTTTATATCATTTATATTTTTTTCTCATTGGTTCAAACAATTTTATTTATATTTGATATAAAATATCTACTGAAGCATTGGCAGTTATTTGTATATAAATTAAACGGTTTATTATTATATTCTGTAATAATTTTATCAATATTATCATTACTTCTATACGATTTAAATAATGAACGAATTGACATGTTATTTTCATTATTCAGTTTTATTAAAACTTTACGAAAATCGTTAGGCAAATTCGTTTTTTTATACCAATCGTCAATTAAAGTTATTTCATTAATTTCAGGGAAATGTATAATACGAATTTCACTTGGAACACTACATCCAACAATTATTTTTAAAATTGTGAATGGATTTAATTTTGCTCGTTGAGAAAAATCAAAAATATATATGTCTTTCATTTTATTAATATCTTTGTTTTTTGTTACCAAAACTATATGATGTAATTTCATTTTAGGGATATTATAAAAAATAGGAGTATTAACAATTTTTGTTTGGAATGTATTAGAATTATTAAATGAGACGAGTCCGTCCCCAAATCGTAGATTCGTAAAATAGTTCGGGTATTGGAATGAAACCGTTTGTAATAAAAATAGTAATACTAACACAATTTTTAACATTTTATATTGTATAAAAAAATTTTATATCTATATAATGGTATTATATATATTTTTTGTCTTTGTCTTCATATTTTCTTGATTTTCTTTTAATTCGTCTATTATCAATTTATTATTTATATTTTCAAGTTTGTTTTACATAATATTTTCGAATCTCTTTTCCTTTGTCGGTTTTTGCTAACATACATAAATTTTTAAATGTGTCTGTATTTAACATTACTTCTTCTATTGCAAATTTACCATCATCTCTAGAGAGTACGGTGATTTTATAATCTTCATTTACAGTAAAATTATTATCCATTGTTCTTTTTGCGTTGCTTTTATTTGCAAATCCAAGCATTTTAAAAATATTTTCTAAATTTATTAAATAATCATTTATTGGATGGTAATGCATATAAATATACAAATTTGCAATATACCATTGTTGTTCTGTTTCTGTAAATTCTTCATTAAGAATTTGTATCATTTTTGATTGTATATTTAAAGACTGTGTTGTATTACTATGTTTACCCAATTCAGTATAATTAATTTATGGTTTCTGGAACAATAATTTCACTGATTTCTTTATTAATTAATATCGACATAATATTTATATTATAACTGATATTTATATTATTTATAATATAAATATCAGTTATATTGTTTTTCATTTTTGACACTTTATTTATACACTTATGCAGAACATAACTCGCAAATATTTTCGTCTTCATCAATACCACTCGTGTGAATTGTTTTTTCTGGTTCAATCGTGAATTGTTGAGTGTGGGCCTTAGACCGTCTTCTCAAATAATAAATACCGGTTTTCAGTCCATTAGACCACCCGTAAAAATACATAGAAGTTAGTGTTTTATAATTGGGGTCTTCCACCCACAAATTCAAACTCTGACTTTGACAAATATATATTCCTCTATCAGTCGCCATATCTATTAACACCTTCATTGGTAATTCCCATACTGTTTTATATTTATCACGTATATTCTGTGGAATAATATCAATTGCCTGAATACTTCCATTATTCACAATAATTTGATTTTTAATAGTTTCATTCCAGATACCTAAATTTATCAATTCCTTCATCAAATATTTATTGGTAATAATAAATTCCCCTGCACTGGTTCGTCTTGAATAAATATTACTTGTAATCGGTTCAATACATTCATTGAATCCCAATATCTGTGATGTTGATGCTGTGGGCATCGGTGCTAATAATAAGGAATTACGTAATCCGTGTATTTTAATTTCAGTCTTAAGTCCATCCCAATCGTATCGTTTGGATGTTGGTGAAGTATCCCATAAATCAAATTGAAGAATACCAAGAGAGGTTGGCGAACCGGGAAAGGACTCATAATATCCGTCTTTTTTTGCGATTTCACACGATTCTACCAATGCCCCGTGATAAATGGTTTCGAAAATCAAACGATTCAATTCTTTTGCTTCTTCTGAATAAAATGTATATCCCATCATAATAAAAGTGTCGGCGTATCCTTGGACTCCCAAACCAATATTTCTATGACGAATATTGCTCTTGCGGGCTTTCTCTGTGGGATAATAATTCACATCAATTACACGATTCAAATTATAGGTTACAATTCGTGAAACCTCGTGCAGTTTCTCGAAATTGTATGTGGGTGGTGTCGTTGTTGTATCAACAAAAGTAGGAAGAGCAATACTCGCCAAATTACATACAGCGGTTTCCGTTTCATCACTATACTGGATTATTTCACAGCATAAATTCGACGATTTAATTGTACCCAAATTCTGTTGATTTGATTTACGATTTGCTGCGTCCTTATACAATAAATAGGGTGTTCCTGTTTCCATCTGTGCGTCTAAAATCTTAAACCATAAATCACGGGCATTTATTGTGATTCTTCCTTTACCTTCTGTTTCATATCGGGTGTATAATGTGTCGAATGACTCACTATGAACGTCTGACAGACCCGGACATTCATCGGGACACATCAACGTCCATTTACCGTCTTCTTTCACTCGTTTCATAAACAAATCGGGAATCCATAATGCATAGAATAAATCTCTTGCCTTTAGTTCTTCATCCCCGTGATTTTTTCGCATCTCTAAAAATAATTCTACATCTGCGTGCCAAGGTTCTAAATAAATGGCGAAACTTCCGTTTCTCTTTCCTCCTCCTTGGTCTACATATTTCGCTGTTGCGTTGAATACCTTTAACATAGGAACAATTCCATTGGAAGAACCATTCGTTCCATTAATATGTGAGCCTGAAGCACGAATATTGTGTATATGAAGTCCAATACCTCCTGCCCATTTTGAAATTTGGGCACAATCGGATAATGTATTATAAATACCTTCAATACTATCATCTTCCAATGCAAGTAAAAAACAGCTCGATAATTGCGGACGTGGTGTTCCTGCATTGAATAATGTCGGTGTTGCGTGTGTAAAATGTTTGGATGACATCAAATCATACGTTTCTTTTACCTTCTCGAAATTATTACCGTGAATTGCAAGAGAAACCCTCAACCACATATGTTGGGGACGTTCGACAACAACCTTATTCACTTTCATCAAATACGAACGTTCCAAAGTTTTATAACCAAAGTAATCAATCAAATTATCTCGTGAATAATCACACATTGCGTCTATCACTTTTGCATTATCATATACATTCTTATAAAATTCTTCGGATAATAATGAACGCTGTTGTCCGTGTTTATCCATATTTTTGTATAGTTTCTTCATTGTTTTTGAAAAGGACGGTAATGTATTTTTGTGGTGATTTGAAATGATAATTCTTCCCGCGAGAACATTATAATCTGGGTGAATTGACGACATCGACGCACATTGTTCCGCGGTAAGATTGTCTATTTGTGTTGTAGTTATACCGTCAAATAATTGTTCTATAATCTTAATTGTTAGGGATACGTAGTTAATATGAATATCAACCTCTTTACCAATTTTTTTAATCCTCTGTAGAATCTTATCAAACGAAATAATCTCAAGTGTTCCATTACGTTTGGTTACGGACATATCCATTTCTACTATATTTGACATACTCCTTCTATAATAATATAGAATATTAGGTTTATATGGTTTTATACTCATATAAAATTGAAAATAAATTTATACCAAGAATAAACAAGAACAAAATGATTTTAATAAGAGAATTTATTATACAGGAATTAAAAGAATTATTGAGTATAACCGATATAAATAATGTATTGAATTCTACAAAACAATACAATGAATATAAGAAAAAATACTTTTATTGGGGGGTTAATAAAAAATATTCGTTAAATTACTATGAAGATTTAGATTTTTATAATTATATGAATTCAATTATATCGAATACCAACAACCAATTGTCCTTAAATTATCATTACTGCTATAAAGAAATAACCGATGAAGGATTAAGTCGTATTGGGAACTGTCATACAATAAATCTACATAATTGTCAAAAAATTACTGATGAAGGTGTAAAATATCTTGGGAATTGTCATACATTAATTTTAAGTCATTGTCCTAATATTACAGATGAAGGTATTAAATATCTTACAAACGTTCAAATACTTGATGTTAGTGGTTATGGCGATAAAATTACAGGGGAAAGTATTAAACTTCTTGGAAAAGTCCATACATTGGATTTAAGTCGGTGTAATATTATTAAAAATTATACAATTGATGTAATGAACCAACTGGGAAATACTCTCCATACATTAAAACTGTCTGGTTGTGTAGAGATGACTGATGATTATATAAAACCTCTTGGTAAAATACATACATTAATTTTAGACCTATGCTATAAAATCACTGACGAAGGTATTAAACATCTTGGTAATTGTCATACATTAGATTTAAGTTGGTGTAGTAAAATTACAGATTCAGGTATTAAACATCTTGGGGGGGTTCATACATTAAAATTAGTAGATGCAAACATAACAGATGAAGGACTAAAATATCTGGCGAATTGTAATACTTTACGATTTTATAGATGTAATACTATAACAGATGAAGGTGTAAAACATCTTAGTAAAGTCCATACATTAGATTTAAGTCGGTGTGAAAAAATTACAGACGAAAGTGTAAAACATCTTGGGAAACTAAATAAATTAAATTTACAATCAAATAAACTTGTGACTGATATGTCTGTTAAATGTCTTGGTAATCTACATACATTAATTTTATCTGGTAATAAACTAATAACAGATGCGAGTGTCAAACTTCTAGGAAAACTGTATTTACTTGAATTAGGAGGGTGCTTGATTACTGATGAATCATTAAAATATCTTGGGAATGTAAATACATTGTTTTTAAGTGCGTGTAGTAAAATTACGGATAAAGGTATAAAACACCTTGGAAGAGTAAATACGTTGAGTTTATATTATTGTAATTTAATTACAGATGAAGGTATAAGACATCTTGGGAACGTTATTGATTTGGATATACGCGGTTGTAATAAAATTACAAAGTCGGGAATCGATAAATATCTCGTTGGGGTGAAACGACGATTTTGTAATTAGTATAATACAACAAAATTGATTTAGAATTGATATAAATACATTATACAATAAAAGTTAGGTATAACGATGTCAGATTATTCTAAATCCGTTATTTATAAAATTTACAAAGAAGATATAACCGAATTTTATATTGGTTCGACATACGACGAAAAAAAACGGAGAAATCATCATAAATCAAATTGTAATAATGAAAATAGTAAAGAATATAATTTAAAAGTGTATCAATTTATACGTGAAAATGGCGGATATGATAATTGGAATTTCGAAGTATTAGAAATTTATCCTTGTGATAATGAGGAACAATTGGTAGAACGTGAAGATTATTATTATGATTTATTGAAACCATTATTGAATTCAAAAAGACCATTAAGAACTGAAGAAGATATGAAAGAAGATAAAGCGAAATATTATCAAGATAATAGAGAATATATTTTAAAATATACTGCAAAATTTTATGAAGATAATAAAGAGGAAATACAGAAACGACACGCAAAATATTATGAAGATAATAAAGAATCAATCATCATTAAACAAAAACAAAAACATAATTGTGAATGTGGCGGGAATTATACAAGCATAAATAAATCAACACATTGTAAAACGAAAAAACATATTGCGTTTATTGAAAAAAAAATGTCAAAATAATTTTTAATTTCATTCTAATTTAATTATACAAATTGGTTGTTTCATTTTATTTATTTTTTTCGGTAGGCGATGATTAAACCCGTTGATTCTCTCATATTCTATAACTTTCCAAGCATCGAGAATACGTGGTATTGCAGAACTAAACCATAATTTATTTCGTGGGATAGAAATGACTGAAATCTCATCAAGATACCAATATATTGTCTCATATAAACTGTATTCGTTCAATATGGTTTTTTGTTCGTTTATCCAATCTTCTGTATATTTCCTGTGCTTAATTTTATAATACGAATCTGAATCGACAATGTGATACACGTAATATGGTGTAGACCCGAGCGCTGTCTTATGAACGAAATACAAAACCACCCCGCGAAATTGTCTACCGAGTCCGTGTTCTATATTTTCAGGTTCTTCGTTCCAGAATGCGTTCTCATTTTCATACTCGCGAAAGCGTGTCTCCATAAAATCACAAACATTTAAATTGCAGGTTTCCAATTGCATTTGCACTTGAGTCCAGTAGGCTTCGCTTGGAATTCCTGTGATTTCACGATTGAATATATTCTTAATTTCAATCATATTTCCGTAGTGATTGCTTGTTGTATCAATATTGATTCCATCAGGGGATGCACCTATACAAGAATATTCGGGGTGTTGAATGCAACCAAACTCGGAAATAGGTTGGTTCGGGCTATAAAGTATTTCGTATATTCGTTGGCTCAGCGGTTCGTACCGTACACCGTGATGCATTGGTGACTCGGTATTTACACAATGACCTTCGGTTTCGTTAGGTATTGGAACAAGTAGAGGCTTACATTTTTCCAATATAAAACTGTTATACAAACACTGTGACCCGAATATTTTATATAAATTCGAAGCTGTCATCATACTATGCCGTGTTTTATACCATTCGGGGGTTCGTTGTATTTGCACGGGTAATTCTAATAAATGTGTTAATTGTTGGGTGATAAATTCGTTGTCTTCTTGTGAAGGTTTTGGTTGAACGTAATCAATCGGATAAGACCGTAGAGGAGCAATACCAGTATCGAAATAATTTGTGATTCTTTTTTCTACAAAGGATCGTATTGAATCATTCGTATCGTCATCAAATAATCTAGTTTCAATACCGCCAATAATAGTTAATTGTGTAATATCATTGATAAGGGTATCATGAAAATTAGGATTACTGTAGTTAATTGCAAATTCTTTAATATACCAGTCAATATTTTCATATACACTTACTTCAAGTTCTAACAAATCATCTTCTGTATTATTTTTTTCCAGATGATAGATACTTTCATCATCATCTGATAATTCTGAACCTGATAATCCTGATAATCCTGATAATACCGAATATGTTTCATATTCATATTCTGATTCTGTTTCATATTCTGATTCTGTTTCATATTCTGATTCTGTTTCATATTCAGATTCTGTTTCATATTCAGTTTCTGTTTCTGTTTCTGGTAATTCGTTCATATTGATTATACTTGGTATATTATATATTTATATGTTTTTATTTCAATTTTCTTATGTGTATTTGTAAAGACAAAAAAAATACACATATATAAATGAACTATCTACCGTTCTCAACCCTTTCCTTCGGATTCAATTGCAACATCTGTATCAATGACAATGGTTCTTCTTGGTAAAGAAAGACACTTCATAGTGGAAACGCGTTTTGTATCAACAATTTTTAACGTAAAATTGTGGGCAATAGTATTAAAATGAAGAGCAGGTATTCCAGTAATTTCTTGTGTAATTTTATCATATATGAGGTCTTTTGTTTTTTGTAGTTTATTACACTCAAGACATTCTTTGAAGAAATGCTTGAGTGTTTTTACATTATGTACAGATAAATTGTGTTCATTGCCATATTTTTCAGAGAATGAATATAATTTATGTAATTTGACTGTTTTATCTAGTTTATTCCACGATTCCGTCTTATTGTGAATACGTTCCTTATCTAGTATTTTATCAAGATTATTTAATGATACTTCAGTAGAACTATACATATTCGTATGTTGATTATGGTTGTTATATGAATACATATTTTGTGAAACTGGTGTTTTTGGTGCTTTCTTCTGTGAGATTGGTTGTTCAATTGTATTTGTAGAAAACATATGTATATTTAATAACCTTTATATATATTAATACTATATATTCTTTATCTCATTTTATCCTTCAATTTTATGACGACATCATAAATTCTATGTATAATATAATACTATTTAATTTGTAAATGGATTCAAATACTAAAAATATTAATATTTCATCTTCTATGAATAAAAAAACGTGTATTGAAACACCAAATATTTCAAATATAAAAACTATAATTCCAAAACAACACGTAAAATTAGTTATTACAAAATCATCTTCATGGAATTTTACAGAAATAGATTTACAACCTGAAAAACAATTGGAATATATACAACAAGTATCTGAAAAATGTCATTTAGATGGTTCTTGTAATGAACCCTTGTCTATAACAAATGTATTTGTAAAAAAAAATATATTACAAAAGATTAGTGGGTATCGTGCGCAAGATGTTATTAAAAATAAATATAATTATGATAAATTTATTACATATAATGAAATTATTCATAAATTGCGTGAATGTAATTTAAAATGTTTTTATTGTGATAAAGTCGTATGTATATTGTATGAAAATGTTCGCGAACCAATGCAATGGAGTTTAGAACGGATTGATAATAAATACGGACATAACAATGACAATACCGAAATTGCGTGTTTAAATTGTAATTTGAGAAGAAGAACAATGTATCATGAAAGATTTCGTATGACCAAGAAAATGGTTATAGTAAAAATGGACAATTAAAAATATTTTGAGAAATCTACGATTCGAAACGTATATAATGTGAACAGTTATTTTGGGAATGTTATCTCTCTCATTAAAATTTTATACAAATTATAATTATACGAACCAATATACTACAAATATAAATAATAATCCAATAAATAATATAATCAAGTAAATATACTTTTTCTTATATTTATCAAATTGTATTGATGCGTTAAATCCGTTCTCAACCTTTTGTATTAATAATTCTCGTAATTCCTGTATAATAAAATCTTGTAAATACATATTATTAGTCGGAGTAATGATAAATAATTTAATTCAATTTTCTTAAATAAGGGTTTAAAGAGTTTTACATATTAAATAATAAATGACTTATAATTCTAATAATATAATAACTAGAAATGAATTAATAATGAAACCACTATTGGAATTTTATAAAGGTGATAATTTGTTAAGGTTTGTTTCGATCATTCAAGGAGAAAATGTTATTAAAAATAAAACAGAAGATACTACAGAAGGGATAGTGAAACTAAATAAAAAACGTAATATTTCATTACGTATTATAGATTGGTTTGTCACTAATTATTCCAAGAAAAATTTTGTGGTTTATGAACAACAACCAATTGTTGGAGGATTTAATATCGATACGCGGTTTAAGGTCTATAATGATTACAAATTGAAATTAAAGGCATATAATAAATCGAGATTTGATTGTTTCTGTCGTTGGGATAGAATTACTATCCCGATAGACGCAGATAACAATTTGGAAACCACAATCGGACAATTAAATTTTTTCAAATGGGCAATAGAAAATCGTATATTGGAATATATAGAAGAACATTACCAAGAGATAGAAACTGATATGAATTTATTTAATAGTGCGTCAAAAAGACGAAAATCTTCAGATAGTATTTCTATATCTACAGACAATAGAAACGACAAAACCAGAAAGAAGAGAGAAGAACTATCAATCTCTGCTTGTAAATGTATAAGAAAAGAATCAGTTAAAATTATTGTGAAGTTTTCGTAGATGATTTAACATTTACGATTAGTTTATTACCATCAACTTTGAACATCTCATCAATAATGTTGGTGGTTCCATCATTAATTGTTGTACGTATTAACGCATCATATAATTTGGAATCAACTGAATCTATTATACCTTTGTTTAGGATTTTAGAAGATGGAATAGCAGAAGATGGAATAGCAGAAGATGGAATAGCAGAAGATGGAATAGCAGAAGATGGAATAGTATATTTTGATAATAAATAATTTATTTTAGATTGAATATCCGGTTGTATTAGTTGTGGGTTAATTTCATTTATTAATAAATGATTAATTTTAGTTTGAATAGATTGAGACGACATATATATTATACATATCTAAATAATATTTACCAAGAAGACCATTTGTCATATTTTGCTTCGCAAAATATGAGTTCAATTAATTTTCACTGTTCAAGAATATGAACTAAATATACAAAAATATATGATAAACAGTATAGGCAGTGTTAGACATATTATAAAGGTTATTTGAACGGTGTAGAACTTATTCTTTGTTGTTTTGGTTTGATTGATGTTTGTATAGTTTCAAATCCTTGTTTGTTTTTCTCGTAATCAAAATTATAGCACGAATTATCAACTGTGTTTAATTTTGCGATTTGGTCTATAAAATCCAATGTTCCAATGACAGATGACGCATTATAATTATCGATTTCTTCTATTAGATTTTTCATATATGTTGTTATATAATAAATCTTATTTGTAATATCTCTCGTTAAATTGTCAATAATATCATTTATTATTACGGTTGCGTTTCCTAAATCGTTTTTAGAATCTATCTCACTTTCTATATTTGTTTTTACAAGACTCAATATTTTACTTAGTTCCTTTTTAGTATCATCTTGTATTGTCAATTTTTCAAATGTGGTTTTTAATATATTAATATCAATATACCGAACTGGTGGTGGGTCATTTGCATCCATCGATATATTAAATACACAAAATATGGAGATGATTATTTCTTTATAAAACTGTTGTATAGAATATGCTCCCCTATCAGAAGGAAACGAGGCAGATTTATCCTTTTGAAGTAATTCATATATATATTTAAAAATTGGTGATGGAATTGTATTAATTTTATCATTTGAATCAATCTTGAAACAGTTCATACCAGTTGGACAATATTTATCTAAACAAGAATCTACATAATCAGGGGAATAGTATATTTTATCCGAGTTCTTTTCAATCATAACATTTCGTATAGTATTACGAATCAATCTTAATGATTCATTAATATATTTTCCTTCTATAACCCGATTATTACAAATGGTTTGAATATAATTTAATACTTTATGAACCTTTTCTATATATGCCGTTAAATTATCATATTTTATTGATAATGAATCTAATTCTGCTTGTGTTTTATTGTATCCATTTGTAATTTTTATATCGTTAATTAATTTTTCATTAGCTTTCTTAACTTGTTCTATAAAATTAGTTTCTAATTCTAATATATTGTCAAAATATTCATAATTTGGTTTAGATTTTATTTGTGATGACAAATCCCCTAAGAAAAGAAAATTGTGTTGTGTATTTTTATTAATAGATGAATCCAAAGTATTCATCGAATTATTATATTTATAATAATATAATTTCAGTATTTTTTTCTTTATGGTATTAACATCAAATATAATTTTCATTGGTATAATATCTGTATGATTCTTATTTGTAATATTAACATTACTATTACTATTAAACGTCTGAGGGTAAAATAGTATAATTGCTGTGTTTGACAACACAGATTCTTTAATTATGTCTTTTATATATGTTATTATATCATTATTATATTTATTAGTTAATTCTTTATAGAATATGTTATATTCTTTTACACGTTCATTAAATGGGGCACCATTTACAGAGATTGATTGTAATCTGGTTGAATCATTAAACGATTTATTTTTAAACCCATTTATAGACATATCATCTATATATATATTCCTATAAGCTACATTTTTATTTATGTTTGTATCATTTATTCGTTTGGTATAATAAGACATCTCTTTGTAATATTTCTCAATATTATTATCCTTATTAAATCCAAATACTTCTAATAAAATATCATTAAATACTGTTTCATTTGGTATTGGTTTCCACGATTCAATACTCATATATTCCATATTTATTGGTTCGATAATTTTATTAATATTATTTATTATAGATGTTAAATCTTTTATAGATTGGTTACTATTTCTTAATTCGTTGATTTTTGTAATTAATTCTGGACGATTATTTAATATTTTATTTACCTTTTGTATATTATCTTGTTCATTTTCAAATACATTCAAAAATACATCTTCGAAATTGTTTATAATATCCTTTGTGAAATAATTTTCAAAATTAGATTTAATTTTATCTTCTCGTATATCACGAATAATATCATCAGTATATGTAGTTAATAATTGATTATTATCACCTTCATTTGACTCATTCGTCATAGTTATCTTATTCACAGGGTCTATAATATTTTCACCCATTTCACTACTATAATATCCTTTTGGGTGTATCACATTACCATCTTTATCCTTATCAGGAAGATTTCGTGATATTTGTATAAATTTGTCTAATGTTGTTGTATCATTGCATTTGAATTTATTCTCAACCCCTGCAAAATCACCTACAAATAAATATATTGGTTTCGTGTTTATTTGATTATTTTCTAATTTCATATAAATTATTGAATGACTTCGGGAACTATTTGGATTATTTGTGGTTGCCTTCACATATCTATCCTTATCAATATAATAAATCAATAATTCACCAAGTGTTATATCATCTTTTATATAACCTTTGTTTTCTGTACGATTAGACCTATATTCATGAAATCTTTTATCTTTTATTATTGAACTGTCTTCTAATATATAATTTTTATTATTAAACATAAATTTTAGGTCAGTAATACTACATTCACCATTTATGTCATCGTTACCATCTATACAATGAATATTTTTATCATAAGAATCATAAAACTCACGTATAGATAATGTAAGAATATTATAATTATCTGCACCAAATCGTTTACATAAATGAATAATTATACCATCTTTTTGGTCATCATTCTCACCCATATTAAAATATATTAATGAAGATGTTTTACCAGCACCACTTGCACCATATCCCATAATAAAAACGGGATTTCCTGCAATAGCACTATTGTATAATTCCTTTATTTTTTCTGATATTTCTTTGTTAGTATTTTCTGGTTCAAATATTTGTGTAAATTTACCAAATATATATGATTGTGATACCGATTCATTCCAAGAACTTCCTCCTCGATTTCTATATTTTTTCGTAATACATTGATTTATATATCTTTTCCGTTTTGTATCACCTTTTACATTTTGTTTTTTACCACCAATAATTTCTGTATAATTGTCTTTATATTTTTCATAATATTTCTTGGTATCATGATTATATTTAAAATATAAAAGACCATCATCTTTATTTATACTTAAATTATTGAATCGTTTACTATTAAAATCACGTCCTGGATATTTATTTGTTAATTTTAAATATGTTATAATATTTTCTTCATTTTGTGATTTAATATAATCAGTTAAATTTTTTATAAGGTTTGTTTTATTTTTATTACTTTCAGTATCTACAATACTATCAAGTGTTTCTTTAAATAAATTTATGTTTAATTTTGTTGTTTTTATAAATGAATCTATCATATGAACCAATAGTGAATCTTTTGTTAAAAATTCCTCATATATATTTGGATTATCTATAACCTTCTTAAAAATATTTAAAAATCTTAAAATATGTAGTATAATTTTTGTGTGTTTAGTTCCATTTTCATTTTCAATACGTTCTTGTATAGAAAACGGATCAACCACTTGTATATCAGTCAAAATATCTTCTTTTGAATCATTTAAAAGATTTTTTATTTTTATTGTATGAATTACATCTTTCGTTATTTCTTCATAACTTATTTTATTATCACCATTACCCATATTTAATGCAAAAAACTTACGTCGAATGTTTAATAATTCATTACGTGTAGTATCATCTTTAATAGAATGTAATAGTGTATCGTATAAATTAAAAAAATTAATATCTATAAAAATAATATTAATAAATTGCTTTGTTAATTTTTTCATAATTGGTTCATTGTCTTTTAAAATATTTAAATTTGAAAACTTATTTATGTTTTCACTCGACAATGAATTCATTTTTAATATTATATTATTTGTATAAAATGTATTGAAAATATAATTCCTAAAATTTTTAAGTTTTTCAAAAATGGTTATAGAAGACACTTGTATATCTCCACCGCTTTTTTCAAAATACATTTCATCATCATCATCAATACTAGAAAATATAGGATTTAAACTATTTTCTTCAACTTGTTTAATTAAATTTTGTATTTGGGGTGTGTGTGATATTTTTGTATCTACTTTTGCTTCTACAACCGCTTGTTCTGTTGTTTTATTTACATCTTCTATTAGTTTTGCTTCTGCAACGGCTTGTTCTGAATTTTTTGAAGTTTCTTTTACAAATTCAATTGCTTTTGCTGTTTTTGCTTCTTCAATTGTTTTTGCCTCTTCAATTGCGTTTGCGGTTTTTGCTTCTTCAATTG